ATGACAAGTACAATCGCGAAAGACTTACGGACACATTTAAGAAATTCAATTGAAATGTCTAAAGAAAGTCAAAAACAAGTTGCAGCAAAGCTGGGTATAAGCAGTAGTTATTTAAGTAAATTTTTAAATGGCAAGGATGTCTCGTTCTGGATTGTTCATAAGATCATTAATCATATCGACAAAGAGAACGAAATCGAACTTATTTTGAATTATTTTAAAGAAGGCATTAGTTCTAAAAATATTCCTGCTGCTTTAGAATATTGTTATTCCAAGCAATTGTACGATTATACAAGTGTTCTTTCACAGGAGTACAAAAATAAAAGAAATTCAAAAACTCAGGAATTATGTTCTTTATATTCGTTAATGTTAGAGTCAAGATTTATATTCGAAAGTAATACTTTTTTAGATAACCTGAGAAATTTTAAAAACACCTTTTTGGAAACTGAAATTATGGTGAAGGTCTTACAAGTCTATTACTATTATTTGAACGGCCATTATGATTTAACTATTTATACGATTGATCAAATAAATGACTTGTTGTTTCAGGTTAATGATCCGTTTCTAAAAATGGCATACGGTGCTAGGGTAGATGAAATTCAAGTCAATATTTACTTGAAGCAAAAAACAGAATTAATACAATCACGAAAAATCGCTAACAGAATTTTGGATAGGAATTTCAGCACAGCTCACAACATTACTGCTTATCATATTTTAGGTCTTTCCTATTTTCCAGAATCCTATGAACAGTCAATTTCTTATTATCTTAAATGTATTGAACTTTATTCGAAATTTCCTGATAGACAGGCCGAAATTCTGGAAAATAAAGAAGAAATATCGTTCCTTCAAAAGTACTGGAATAAAAGTATTCATGACGAATTCGCAGTAAGTGAATTCTCCTTGTTATTAAAACAAGATGGGGATTTAAGCAAATATTATAAAGATGAGAGATATCATAAATATGCGCTTCTTTTTGATGGAATAAAAGAATCTTCATCAGAAAAATTGTTATTATCACATCATTATTTTTCAAAAAGCAAAGATTATTTCAGGGCAAGTTTCCCAAAAAATGAATTGAATAGAATTGGATTTAGGTATACACTCTAAGAGTTAGGGGGTGCTATACATGACTAAACGTTTCAATGTAATTGTTTTAACAGTTACACTAGGAGCAACAATAGTTGTTTCGGAAATTCACTCACTTATCACTAACCCAGAAACAATATATGAAACAAAAGATGTAAGACCGGGAATGTAAATATAAGATGTTAAAAAGACGCTACCATAATCAGGTATCGTCTTTCGTGTTTTCTGGGGAAGTTTCCTGTTTTCAAAAAAAACGAAAACAGGAAATTCTTTTAAATATTTCTAATATGGATTAAAATATAAACAGAACAAATGTTCCTTGGAGGGAAGAGAAATGGCTATAAAATATGAAGAATTAATGGAAATCTTAGAAGCAACAAAAAAAGAAGATCAAAATCAATCCTCTTCAGGTGAATCGTCTTCTAAAAATTTAGCCTTAGAAGCTCTGTAATTTTTAAGGGCATCTAACATGAAATTACGTTCATCATCTGTTATTTGTTTGCCATCTGCATCTATAATGTTTGCATTTTTGATATTCTCAAGAGTTAGTTCTTTCGCGAAAACTACTTTCTCAGCTTCTTTACCCATTTTTTCAAGGTCACTTGGATCAGTCACAAAGTAAGTGGGATCAACATTGAAAAAATCTGCAAGTTTGGTCAAAGCCTCCAAAGAGGGACTTTTGATTTTGCCCGTTTCGAGTTTTGATAAATAGCCGTTACTTAAACCAACTTCTTGAGCGAGCTTTCTAATAGATAGTTTGGGTTTTTGCTCTTGTCTTAGTCTTTTTAAGTTTATTCCGATTAACTCATTTTTCTTGTTATCCATAAAATAAAGTCACCTCGATTTAACGCCACTGATTAGTAACAACAATATTAATTATACCATGTTTAAGATTCCTATAAGAAACATTTATGAAATTTATGGTTGCACTGAAAGCAGAAGGATGGTATATTTTACTTGTGCTTCCTTTAGGAAGCGTATGAGGGGGTGAAAACGGTGGGCCAAGAAACTGCTTCTTTTGCAGAAAAGATTAAAAAACTAAGGTCAGATAGAAACGAAACTCAACGTCAATTTGGCTTAGTTACAGGGTTTTCTAGCTCTTATATATGTAAGTTGGAAAAAGGAAAAGCAAACCCTTCGCACTCTTCTTTAGTTCAACTAAGTGAAAAATTAAATTTGCCACCGGCTTATTTTTTTTAACCTGAGTGCTTCCTATAGTGATCAAAATTCTTAGGGTAGTCCCATTGTCCAAATTGCATATTATGTTTCGAGGTGATCTTATGACTCAAAGAAAGAAAAAGAAAAAAAGCAACCTGTTCGTGGGGGAAATTTTCTTTGGAACAGAAGACAGAGAAAAGCTTTTTACTGAGGCTGTGGCACCTTATTACACACCAGTAAAAAAAGAGAAGAACAAAAAAATTAAAGAGGCTTGAAACTTTTGTTTCACCTTTTTTTAAAGGACAAGCTAAACACAAAAAGAGGTGATTAAAACATGGCTAAGTATAGACATGTTCACACGACTTTTTGGCAAGATCCAAAAGTCACAGAAGAACTGACACCAGAAGATAGATACTTTTATTTGTACCTTATTACAAACCCAAACACCACTCAAATAGGAATATACCCTATTACCAAGAAACAAATGGCTTTTGATTTAGGGTACTCGATTGAGTCGGTCAATAGCTTGATGGATCGCTTCGTAAATCATCACAAACTGATACTTTACAACAATGACACAAGGGAAATGGCAATAAAGAATTGGCCTAAATACAACTTGAATAAAGGTGGAAAGCCAATATTAGACTGTGTCACTAAAGAATTGAGAGAGGTTAAAGATAAATCTCTCATGAATGTACTTTATCCAAAAATCGAGAATACCAGCATTAGAGAAGTGTTTGAACGATACGCCGACGATACGTTGCACGATACGTCGACGACAAGCGGACAAAAAGAAAAAGAAAAAGAAAAAGAAAAAGAAAAAAAAGATATATTGTCGGGAAACCCGACTGCGGATGAATCAGAAATCCCATTCAAACTCATAACGGATCTTCTCAATCAAATGTCAGAGAAAAATTACCGTCACACCACACCAAAGACACAGCAACTAATAAAAGCAAGATGGAACGAGGGATTCAGATTCGATGATTTTAAAAAGGTTATCTTAGCAAAATGCTATGAATGGCGTGATAACCCTGACATGAGTAAATTCCTTCGTCCCGAAACACTTTTCGGAACAAAATTCGAAGGTTACTTAAACAACAGTGATGAGGTGATAAAGCGTGCACAGCATAAAGGCGGTGGCAGCCGAAGTAACCGACAAAATGACCTTCCATTCTGATTACTGTAATAAGCACACATACACTCGTGGCAGTGAAGATGTTGTAAAACCTGTCCGAATGATGGTCATGAATGGGAAAGTAATTTGCCCACGATGTGAACTGGAAGAAGAGTCAAAGAAATTGCAAAAAGAATTAGAAAGTCAAATTGAATATAGCCAGCGACAGAAAAAATTTAACACGTTGGAAAAACGCAGCATGTTCAGGGATCGAACTGTCTCACAAGCAACATTTGAAAATTACAATGTTGCTGAGCCAGAAGAGACCAAGAATAAAAAACGAATGATGGATCTTGTTAAACACTTGCAACAAGGTGAAGTGTTCAACATATTTTTGCAGGGCCATCCGGGAGTGGGGAAGAGTCACCTTGCATATGCAGCACTTAGAGAACTTAATGTGCCTCCTGATCCCGACAACCCTAAAGACAAAGGTCAATCCTGCTTGTTTATCAATATGGAAGATGCTGCTACGGCAATTAAAGATTCATTCAGCAACAAAGAGAGCAAGTACACAGAAGCGTATGTGACTCAGTTGATGGGTGATGCCGATTATCTCGTGATAGATGACATCGGTGCAGAAACAGGGTCTGAACATTCGGATAGTAAAGCCAGTGATTTCATTCATCGTCTCATCTATAAAGTCACATCTGCTCGGCAGGATAAAGTGACGATTTATACAACAAACCTCACTAGCGAAAAGCTGTATCAAATGTATGACAGCAAGCTAGTATCACGCATCACCCAAAAGCAGCAATACATCATTTTTAAAGAAACATCGGACAAGCGTAAAGAAGTATTGCCGTTCTAGGGGGGTAAAACATGAGCAAAATCACATCCGAGAAAGTTGATAGTTTAATAGATCGCTGCAAATAAGTCTGAACGAATATAAAAAAACATAAGGAGGCGCGCTGAATATGAAAAAAGGCGGCAGAAAACCAACACGCTCAGAAAGAAAAATCCTAGTAGTGAATGGGTTGAACCCTCGTTACTGGCACGTGGAAAAGAATCTGGCAACATTCATGCATATTGTGCATAAAGAAGTTGGGCGAAGAAAGGAAATTGCGAAGTGAGCGCTACTAGAATCATATTAGAAGATTTCAATTTCGAATGGACGATTGTTGGCCTCAAGCGATTTTTGGATTACTGGTACGAAGGCAGGTCTTTGAGTGAAATGGCCGAGCTGTTTCGCAGGCCAGAAGAAGAAGTGTTAATGCTGATGATTGATTTCAGCAAACGAGGAAAGATCAAAGAGCGTCCGAACGGTGTCGGCGCAAACGAGCCTATGTATATCAAAAAGAGCGTGATGAATTCAAAAAAGAGAGAGTTACGCAAACTGTTCGAGGGTCAGCCCGTTTATCAAGCTTGTCCAAACTGCGATTTCATATGGGATGAAAAAGACATCATTGCGTTTAGGCAGATGTGGCAGGACTATGAGCCAATCAGACATATCGCAAATCGTTTGGCGCGAAAAGTCGATGACATCCTGTTGCTGATAATTGACCAAGCAGAGTTAGGAAAGATCGAACCACGTAAAGGCGGAGTATTCGGAAAGGAGGACAAGCAGCATGAAGAAAAAGAGCATCTTGTTGCCATTTGAGAAAGCGACAGCACGGCAATTGGAAGTGATTGCGCGGTATGAAGATTGTCCAAAACGGATCAAGACAGCAGCTGTGCGCCACCTCAAACAGAGGGGAGGCATCAAGTAATGACTAAAGAGGATAGAGCTTTAATGATCGAATGGTTGAGCCTCACGAACGTTGGACGAGATTATTGTGAGGGTTTATCAGACGAAGAACTCGAAAGAATCTATAACCTTAACGTTCCGCAACGTGATGAATAAAAGGAGGTGAGCATATTGGAAACTGTAGTGAATCCATACAAAGCAGGTCCAGTGAAAGCGTGGGTTATGTCAGAGGAAGAACTAGCAACTTATAGGCAGCAACATCCATCCAAGCCATATAAAAAGAGACTCAAACGTAAAGACTGGCGTTGGCAGCGCACAGATCAATCCGTCGAGTCTCAGCGGTAAGAATTCACATCAAAATGTGAGTAATTAAGCCCATGAATCTTAATTATATCACATGGAGTGATCAAAGTGAATGAACCACAACGAATCACATTAGAAAAAAACGACCTTTTTACAGCTGATGTTGAACCGGGGAAAATTCAAGTGATTGTCCTAGACGGGATTAATAACACAGCTCATATAACAGAAGCACCAGAGCACGGACACACGATAATCGAAACCATTAAAGGCAAATTAGATCGAATACGTTTTGACTACGGATTTAAATTCAATAAATAAGCAGGGGTACATCCCCTGCGGGGGAGGAACAACCATGAGTAACAAACTCAAAAAAGGCGACATGGTCGTAATGCATACATGTTTAGAAGCGAAACTGAACGAGGGAAGAGTATGGAAGTGTAAAGGTGATGAATTTAATCCAAGCGCACCTGCTGTTTTCCTAGAAGGTTTTTCAGGACACTTCGCCGTTGAATTTCTGCAAAAAGTGGACGTGCCTGTCATTGAGTCAGAAATGGACCTATACAACGAAATACAGCGCCTAAAGCAAGAATTGAGGTTCTCAAACAAAAAGAATGAGCAGTATTTGAATGAATGGAAAAAGGCTGAAACACAGGCAAACAGAGCTACGGAGCAACTAGCCGATGTCACCATTGAACTGAAAAACTTACAGCGATCTTTACTAATGGAGGCGGGGAAATAATGAGTCTTCCAAAGGAGCAAGAATGTCCATATTGCAATGCAACGGAAGACGATGCTTATGCCAATTGGAACGGAGAAGATAACGATGGCTGGGTTGAGTGTTCTACTTGTGAAAAGAAATATTATGCAATGCCTCAATATCATTTCTTGGGCTTTGAAGTCGAAAAGAAATGCGAATCGTGCGGGGAACGTGAAAGTGAATGTTTTTGTGATGATAAGGAGGATGATGAACTATGAGTCTACCAAAACACGTTGAACTGACTCAGGCCGTCAAAGCCTGCAAAAACAAAGCGATGACGATTGAAAATGCAGCTGCATATATAGGCGTGCCGGAATTTTTCATACCATTGCTTGCTGATAGTTGCCCTGACTTGGTCATTGAGGGCAATGTCATCATGGCGAAAAGGGAATCAAACGGGCCTGTTATTTTCACATTGCTGTTTTTCATGGCGGTCATTGCTGTCGCTGGGTTGATGCAATGATTAAGCAGCAATACGATGACGGCAAAAAACATATACACGTCTTATCATATGGCGGCGGCACTCAATCAACTGCATTACTCTTGATGGCTCTAAAGGGTGAGATTAATGGAGTAATACCAGACTACATCATCTTTTCGGATACAGGATGGGAGCCGAAGCACGTTTACAACTGGATCGAGAAAATAAACAAGCATATCAAGGCTACTTACGGCAGGGAGATCATCTTCTGTGATAACGGAAATATTCGTGATGACATTGTAGAAGGATCTGAGACAGGAAATAGATTCGCAAGCATTCCTTTTTTCACAAAAGATAAGAATGGAGAAATCGGCATCGCCCGCCGCCAGTGTACAAATGAATACAAGATATTACCTGTTAATCGAAAAATCCGTTCTTTACTTGGATACAAGCCGAGGCAACGTATCAAAGAGGTTGTTCACCTATGGAAAGGCATAAGCACTGATGAAATACAACGAGTGAAATCTAGTCGGGAGAGCTGGCAAGTGGCAGAGCATCCTTTGGTCGATGTGGCTTTTATAGATCGGTCACGCTGCATAACTTACGTGGAGAGTGAAGGACTCGGAACACCTGCGAAATCAAGTTGTATCGGATGCCCGTTTCATGACTTCAACGCGTGGCGTGACATGAAAATGAAAGATCAAGAGTCATGGCAAGATGCGGTGGAAATTGACCGCCTTATAAGGAAACTACCACGACTTAAAAATAATGCTTTCCTGCACAAGTCAGGTAAACCTTTGGAAGAAGTTGATTTTAACGAGGATCAACTTGATATTGACCACTTTTTGAACGAATGCGAAGGAATGTGCGGAGTATAAAACAGCCTAGCGGCTTAGGAGGAAACGGAAAATGCCAAAACCTGAACAGCTTAAACGCATGAATGATATAAACGAGCTGATCAAGCTCATAGCAAGCATAGACAGACGTACTTTCTACTGTAAGTCAAAGAATCGGATAGCGTATTTCAGATTTAAGAAAAAACTGTTCTTTGTTGATGATTACACGGGGGATGATGTTTACCCGTATGAATTGGGGCACGGTCGAGCAAAAGGATTTTCACATGGAGGGAACATGTGGGAGCTGGTCAACAGATTTAGGGAATTTATCATCACGGGTCGATATGGTGCTCTCAGAGATTACAAAGAAATATGGGCATATAGCGAAGAGGGTTGCAAAAAAATAAGAGAAAAAGCAAAGGAAATCGGATTTATTAAAACAGCTGATTATCCATACAGTTTCAGAGAATGGCAGACATACAGTTTAAGAGAAAGTTTCAGAAAGGAGATAGCGGAATGAACCTACAAAAAATGTTTGAAATGCAGGCGGAGTTAGACCGCCGAATCATTAAAGAAAAAGGGCTGGAAGGTCGGGACCTCCTGCCTAACACAATCGTTGGCTTCGGCTTCACTTTAGAGCAAATCGAAGAAGCGTATATGAACAAAAACGCCGTCAATCACAAGCGGCAGCAGGAGGGATACTGATGCGAGAGAGTAAATTCCGTGTTTGGGATGACAATGCTCAAGAATTGGTCTATGAAGTAGGTTTGACACCAGAAGGGATTCCTTATTCTATACCAGATCATGCCGAGGCTAGTGATCAATTCGATTATTATCCCAGCTGTCACAAAATGCAGTTCACTGGATTGAGAGATATGAATGACGTTGATATTTATGAGGGGGACATAGTTCAAGGGTCACTCCGATTGCACGGTGATGTTGATCCAATCATGCGAAAGGTGTGTATGCATAAGGGCTGCTACATGTTCGGAGTTTGGAATGCTCATGAGTATTTCAACAAACATCAGCATATCGAAGTTGTCGGCAACATTTATGAAGATCCTGATTTATTGGAGGAAGCCTAATGGATATTATCATCAGGTATGTTTTCAAGCATCGTTTTTCAGGAAACATCGAGATCAAAAAATATTCTACTAGTCAACTAGAAGCGCGGGCAGCAAAAAAGCTGTCGCCGTGCTTCGATGAAACTGAATACGAAATGATTGCCCGGAACTTGTTCACTGGATTGAAAGATAAGAACGGTGTTTGGATTTATGAAGGGGATCTCGTAAAAATCATATCAGCCTACTATGGACACGAGATCATAGCAACAGTTAAATATGAAAATTCTCTTGCGTCATTTGTATTTGAAAAAGGAGAAGATCAAGGGTATTCGAGAATTGATGCAAGTTTTAAAGGAATCGAAGTTGTCGGAAACATCTATCAAAATCCTGATCTATTGGAGGAAGCACAATGAACGAAAACAACCCGATTATATCATCTGTAATTACAAAGCTGCATAAGCAGCAGGAAAAAGGCCTGAAAAAGTACGGGGTGGAGGTTGAAACCTCATCTTATGATCTGAAAGGCTGGTTGCAGCATGCACAGCAAGAAGCAATTGATTTTACAACATATTTAGAAGCGGCCATTCAGTTGCTGGAAGAACAGGTTAAAAGTAAAAAAGAAGAAATGAAGTTTTATGAGGTAAACGAGCCGTATTACGCACTGATCAAAGCGAAAAACGATGAAAACGCTGTGACAATCTATACTGATGTTGTCGCTGATGATGATGGCGCATTGTCAGAAGAAATAACCGAAGTTACAGAAGCATATGCAGCAATCATGTACAGCCGAGTAAATGGAGAGGACAACAATGTGATCCCGGTCAAAGAAGTGCTTGAGCATTTAACAAACGAAGAAGAAATGGTACTGATCATTGACGGGAGCCTGCTATGAAATATTCAATTTTGAGTGTTCGTGATGCTTCTAAATATGTTCCAAGAGATCAACTAACGAAATTTTTGGAGCATCTAGTAGAGGTGGAAATGTATATAGAAGAAGGTCGGAAAAAAGATGAAAAAAAGCCTTCTAACAACTATGTAATTATTAATCAAGATGAGCCATATATCCATGAAATAATTGACGTTATGAAAAGAAATGGGCACTGGGAAGGGGAATGAATATGAATTATGCAAAATTGAACGGGGATAATGTGGTCATTAAATTACCTATTGATCTATTGGTGATCGCATTTAATGACAATCCAAACAATTGGGATGAATCAATCAAAGTGAAATTCAAAAGGCAGTTTGCTAAAGGGTTTGCTGAAAAAATTAACGGAACTTCAACGAATTACGAAAGCGGTTTAACTGTTTTCCAAGAAGCGATAGATGCAATTTTTGAAGAAATGCTTGAAGAAGCACCAAACTATATTAGATTTCCTAAGGAGGACTTAGTATGAAAAAACTACTAATCACACTAACTATTATTATTGCGGCGGTGCTTTATGCGCCGTCTGCTCAAGCAGTATGGTCAAACTGGCAAACTGAGGGATATGGTCATCAAGCGAGAGTCTTTACGGATGACACCAATTACTATGCAGGCGCCAAGACAGTTGATTGGAGAGTGGAAAAGAAAGGATCGGGAACACTTTACTACACCGCTGGAGTTTATAAAAAGAGATCCAATGGTGGTTTAACAGATACTAATCTAGTTCAAAGAGGCAGCTTCAAAGTGTCCACGCCTCTAAAGTCGTTTAGCGTGAGTGAAATCCGCAAGCGTACCGGCAAAGGAACATACGTGATCCAACTGGACTGCTACACCGATTCCAAGAAACGAAACTACATCGGAACCTTTGAATCCGTTAAATTCAATATAAATTAAGGGTCTTCGTTTTCAGATCAGGATGTTAGAGGGAATAGCTGTTAAATTCACATTTCATAGTATAATTAAAATAAAAAAGGGGTTATATCATGGAATTAGAAAAAATCTTGACTATTGCTATTACAGCTATTCTTTCAGCAGTTGCTGCTAACTTTGCAGTGTACTTAAAAGAAAAGAAGATTCGTAAAGAAAATAAAGAATTACAGAACTATGAAAATGCATTTGAAAAAATTTATAAGCCTTTGTACCAAATTGCCATCAAAGATGTATACACGCCAAAAGGATACGACGGATTGGATCATGAACAAATTACAAAAATGAAAGGGTTTATAGATAACTTCCCTGAATATTGCCCTATTGATTTAATACATCTAGTTAATGACAGATTCGATGATTCAATGAGACTAAGAGGAATGCATGAAATGGGATTGAGTGAACACCAAAAAGTCGATGATAACCAAGTACTCTACGATTATGTTGTAGAAAAATTTGAAGAGTTAAAACTGAAACTAGGTACAACTAAATAAGTCCAAGACGGAGAGCCTGCGGACACTGATCAACACCTTTTACGGGTGCTGGTTGGTGTCCGTTTTTTATTTGTCTGAACGGAGGATGACATGAAGAAGGAGAAACCGAAAAAACAGTCGCAAGAGCTTACAGAAAGAGAGATACGTGAGCTGATGGGGCAAAACATGCAGCGGTTAAAAAGAGCCAAAGGCGGGGCAATGCGCAGAAAATAAAGGGGGAATTATCATGAATCAAACAAGTTTAGACATTCCGCAGATCGACGAGGAAAAAACTAGAGCAAAGATGGAAAGAATGCTAGAAAAGTATAAAATGTTAAGGCTTCAAACGCCAGAAGACTTTCTTCCAAAGATCACAACAACATACACCATTACGCCGCCGAGTTTTTCAAATCAGTTCCACTCATCTACAGAAGAAGCAGCTCTTAAAAAAATGGATTGGGAGATTGAGCGTGAAAAATATATGAAGCGAATCGAAAGGGGCATTAATCGTCTAACGCAAAAAGAGCGGCGCATCCTAGTTATGCTCTATATGCAGGATGAAGAGATGTACGATTACGAAATATATGCAGAAATGGGACTTAGTCAGCGAAATTATTATCGGGTGAAAAACAAAGCGTATTATAGACTGGCCTTTGCTTTGAGAGAAGAAGTGTACAAGCAGGGGGATAAATTATGAATTTTGTTCAGCCGATCAGGGACCTTGATCAGATCCATTATATAAAAAAATATCTTGGAGAGCGGAACAAACGAAACCTGCTGCTTTTTGTGGCCGGAATCAATTTAGGCTTGCGCATATCCGATCTGCTGCAATTGAGAGTGAAAGATGTAAGAAAGCAATATGTGTCTTTGAGGGAGAAGAAGACAGGCAAAGAAAAAAGAATCAAGGTAAACAAGACACTTCGGAAAGCACTAGATCAATATATTAAAGATCGTGATGATCAAGAGTATGTATTTAGAAGCAGAGAAGGACTAAACAAGCCTATCAGCCGCAGCAGTGCATACAACATCTTGAGAGAGGCAGCGGAGTATGTTGGGCTTGATAGCATAGGTACACATACATTAAGGAAAACATTTGGATACTGGCATTATAAGAAGTTCAAGGATGTGGCCTTGCTGCAAGAAATATTCAACCACTCAAGCCCAGATATTACATTGAGATATATCGGGATCACACAAGACACAATGGATAGAACAATGGACGACTTTGGTTTGTAGACTCATCTGTTCATATGGCAGGCGGGTCTTTTTTTGTGCTCTTTTTCATCAACTAACCATAATGAGAAAATGTCCAACTCATTTTAAGGAAATGGCTGAAAAGCAAGGGGGGCAAAGGATTCAGCGATTCCCTGAGTTAGACACAATATTAGATATGGTTAGTTGGTGGATTGTGTGGATAAATTTCGTGTTAAAAGAATGAATATTAAATTGATTTCAGGAAAAGTTAATCATATATTAAAAGGAGGATTAACTATGACAAATATTCGCCAACTTAGTAATGACAATCACTTTGCCACCATTTATTTAGTTCCTTTAGATCTAGCCCTATCTACTACAGTAGAACAAACAAATGAAGCATTAGGTTTAATAGAGTATCCTGAAAATTCCACCAATACAGGGACGCTTACTGTTTACAGATTTTTAGGAACTAATAAGGAGCAGTTAAACTGTAAAAGTACAATAATAATGTCTACACGTTTAATTCCAAAACACACCGACATTATTTGTAAAGGTGAAAAAGTATTGTCTTTAAAAGTCCCTTTCAAGGATAAAATCCCATATACGGATTTAACCTTTGGTGATTCTCTATTAGACGATTTTGAAGTTGTATATGGCTCCAGAAGGCATTTGACCATAGATAATATTTCTGGGATGGATTTATGGTTTGAGTGGTTTAGGGATGTTCATACTGATCACGCCGAGGATTTTTTACAACACAACAAACACGCAACTAGAAAGTCTAGAAAAGTAGATACAAGTGCAAGTTTTCCGGTAATAGTATACAAAAATGATAATGGAGAAAAAGGTAAATATCTTGGAGCATTTACATGTGAAGTGTATACACATGACCGAGTTGAAGCTATAGTCGTAACAATTGGAAATAAACAATACTTCCAGGTTATATCAATGCTTGAGTTACCAGGTAAAATTCTATTGTCGGTTTTACTTTAATAATATTTCACCAGCTTTACTATGCCTTTTCGGTAGTTATATTTGTAATAACATGAGGAGGATATTATTATTGGCACAAAAATGGCATTATAACGTCACGCCATTTTGTTTTATGTGATATATTATGGTATTACGTGATAAATTGAGAGCGGCTTCTGATATAGGGGTCGCTTTTTTATTGCTAAGAGAATTGCACTATTAGATACGGTGAATTGGTGGATAATGTGGATAACTAAAAGTGTATAATAATTGGTAAAGGGGGATGTATATGAATAACATTATTAAAAGTGATGAAAACATATTAGACAAAGCAATAAAGCATATGGAAAGTTATTTGCAAGTGAAAAACAATATATTGAATAATGATTATGTTCAGTTGATAGGAGATTCTTCAAGAGTTGTGGGATTTTTACACAATTCATCAAAAATAATCCATAAGAAAAAATTCCAATCATTTTTAAAAGGTTTCAGCATGAATGAAGAACCAACACAGGCTCAATTAGTAAAATTAATTGAGTATGTGGATGATGAAACTAAAGCTGAATTTGTTGCTGACGTTTTTTCTAAGATATTGTTTTCTAATTCAAGTAAAGCGTGTGTAGTAATGGGGAGTATCTTGAATGATATAGTTAAAAGCAATACAGAATTGTCACATGAACAGCTAAATTCTATACATGCATTAGTGCATTTTTATGACATAGATATAGATAATTACAGATTTTTGTATTCAAATGTCAAGAATTCATTTGAGAACAAGATTGCTCACAATCAATTGCAAATAAAGATAAGGGAGATTGAAATAAATATAACTAGCTTATTTATGACACTAGAGAAGGCAATAGCTAATCAATTATTTTATAGATCTATTTCAGTCGATCTCGACGTGGATGTAAGTTCAGAATATACAGCCGATGCTAATGCTCATACGGATGAGCATTATTTACTCACAAGAAGTGGTCACTTATTAGGGAAATACATAGAGAGAATATACGATCGCTTAAATTTGGGATGATAATGGCACAATTTTGGCACGATCTTGGCAAAGCAGCTTGTCTGAGATCAGTTATGATGGTATTAGGTGATAGATTGAGGGTGGCTTCCATTGCGGAGGTCGCTTTTTTATATGGAGGTGTCGGTTGTGGCTGAACTTACTGTGATGTCTATGGAGCGATTTCTACAAGAGATAGAAGATTCTTTTTCACAAGAAACTAACCATATTAAAACAGTTAAACGAGTTCCTTATGTCGTTGTACATGCTGAAATTAAACACAAGGGCAACATGATTAAATCAGAGTATACATTCTATGATGCTGAGGATATGTCTTTCAAAGATGCGCAAGAACGTATAGTGAAGATGCAGCAAGACATTATTTCCTGAACTACAGCTAAATATAAAGACTGAAAGCACTGTCCAATAGGGCGGTGCTTTTTATATGGAGGTGTTAGCTTTGGTAGAACTCTTAATCTTAAAAGGCTGCTCAAAACAACGTACAAGGACTTTCATCGTAGGGGCAAACACACGTCAGGCAAGAGCGCTATGGCAAGATTTGAAAAAGAAATTCCCACAATATAAATATCCGCAATTTGTTTCAATGAACCCGTCAATGCTAGACGGGGTAAATCCTAGCGAAACAATTTTAATTTTACTGCCGGGCTATTATCGAAATCCAATAATCAACTGCTTTGAATTTCAATGGTTAAAGGAGAATGCTATTGAAGTAATTCATATCAATGAGGAGGAAATCAGATGAAAATTTTAGTTCTTAAAACGGATTGTCTACTAGATCAGGGGACAAAGGAGAACATTAGAGAAGAAGCTAAGAAAGCAGCACAGACCGGCGTTATGATTCTTGATGGGGGAATGGGTTTTGAGGTTATTGAAGTAGACAAGTCAGCCCTATTAGATGAAAAGGGGATTGCGGCGAGTTTTGAACAACAAATGAAAAAAGTTGGGGAAATGACCGTAGATGGAAAATATGTTCCTTACGAAGAACGTAAAATTGATACGGGGATTGAACAAGCAACAATGGCTGAAATTTTTAAAACCTTTGGACTCCCTCTCCAAAAAGGTAATATGAAATGAATGATGTTTTGTGCGAGAAATGCCAAACATATTATGCTGTGGAAGTGAGAGAGATAAAAGAAGCGAAAGGAATTGTAATTCAATTCTTTTCCTGTCCTCATTGTGGAAACTCAAATGTTGTTTCTGCTACAAATAAAATCATCCGTCAGAAATTGCGAGAATTGAGAAAGGTCCGCAGTTTTTATGAACAAGCAACGACACATAGAAGCGCACAACGGCGTTTTGAAAAGTATACGCAGCTACATGAAAGTGTTAAACGTCTTATGCTTCCTCTAATTGATGAGGCAAAACAAAGATTGAACAATTCATAGCATCCTTCGGGGTGCTTTTTATTTTGGGGAGGGACACAACGTGGACAACTCACTCAGGGAACTAATCATTAACACAGCAATTGGACATGCAATAAGGACAGACCAATTGTATAACGGTCTTAAAGCCCTTAATAAAAGGGGATGCATATGGGCAGATGGGGAGATCATCAGGGGGTTAGGCATGCTTGGTTCTTACGGTGTGAGGGACAGGCAAGCTATAGACAGCTTACTACATGTCAGCCAGACTCTGTCCTATGAAGCAGCACGATCCTATCTAGCATCATATCAAAGGCAGTACAGGGAATTTTATGCTGTACAGAAAGTAGGGCACCTTCATGCCTTTGTTTTGTTTGCGATGATAGATGAGAGGAAAGCTGGTGAATCCAATGCCACCTAAACCATTGAGGGAGTGTAAGCTGCGAGGGTGCAGGGAGTTAACAAGGGATGGTTATTGTCCTGCACATGCTGATGGTAAGCAGCAGGAAGCGAAGTATTACAACAAACATGTTCGAGATAAACAATCAACAAGTTTTTATAAATCAAGAGAATGGAAACAGACAAGACAACTTGTTCTATTGCGAGACAATTACCTTTGTCAAAGCTGTTTAAAACAAGATCGTGTCGTTCCTGCTGTGATGGTTCATCACATAGTGGAGATAAAGCAGGATTGGAACAAACGATTAGATTTAAATAACCTCGAAAGCATGTGTAATAGCTGTCACAACAAGGTTCATGGCAAGCGAGGGTCATAGTACCCCCCGGCATTAAATCCCTAGGAAAGGGCTTCGTGAAGATCGGTGAGCCGTCATCTGCAAACAAACACCGCTTTTCAAAGTTTCCGAAAAACAGAAAACCCCCTCGGCGAAAATGCCGAGAGGGCTTGGTACGACTGGTTTTGTTGTTAATTCGATCATATCACGAATTTGATCAAAAACAAGCATAAATTTGAAAAAATCGAAACGGAATGAGGTGAAAAATATGCCGAGACCTGCAAAATCCGCAACTCTTCAATTAATACAGGGCAATCCAAATAAGAAAAACACAGATGAACTAGCGATGCGTGCCGAACAAGAACAGAAAATGAAAATGCGATCAAGTAACATTAAACCTCCATCCTGGTTGGATAAAGTGGCTAAAAAGGAATTCAAACGGATTGCCGAGCTATTAAAGGAAGTGGACATTATAACGGAGGCAGACATCAGCATGTTGGCCGCCTATTGTAATGCCTATTCTCAATATATTTCTATTACCAAGGTGATAGAAGAAGATGGACTCATGCTACAAAAAGATGGATTTGATGAGGACGGAAAACCAATTGAATTGGTTGGACAAGAACACCCATTATTGAAAAGACAAAAGAACTTCTTTGATCAAATGAAGTCTGCTGCAAATGATTTTGGTCTTACTCCATCAGCCCGCGCAAAACTAGCGATCACCAAAACACAGGAGATACAGGAAAAGACGGCTGCTGAAAAGGAGTTTGATAACGTGTGACAATTAAGCAGTTTATGATTGATTACTCAAATGATGTTCTACAAGGGAAAATTGTAGCTTGTCAAAAACACATTTGGGCCTGTCAGCGTTTTTTGAATGATGTTGAACGAGAAGGAAAAGAAGAGTTTCCATATGTATTCGATGAAGAAAAGGCCCGCAGATTTCTTTTTTGGATGACTCAATTTAAACATACCAAAGGACCATTAGCAGGTGAAAATATTGATCCTGATCCTATTCAGATTTTCATTTTTGGCAATGTCTATGGATGGGTCCACAAAGATACCGATATTCGCCGTTTTACAACTGTGTATTGGCAAGTTGGCCGTAAAAATGCAAAGACTCAAAGCTTAGCAACTGTTGGGTCATATGAAGCAATGGCGCTTGGAGAAAGTATGTCGGAGGTTTATATAGGTGCAACCAAAAAAGAGCAGGCTAAGATTTGCTGGAAAGAAATAAATGCTCAAATTGAGGGTAGCGACCTTCTCAATAAACCATCAAAAAAATATAAGGTAGCATATGGGACAATTGAACATATTAAAACTAAATCAATTATCACACCACTTGCAAAAGATGCCGGGAAAACCGGAGATGGATTTAACCCTCAATGTGGAATTATTGATGAATATCATGCTCATCCAACATCGGAAATATATGATGTTATTGAATCAGGTATGGGAGCAAGATCACAACCTTTAATGGTAATTATCACGACTGCTGGACCTGAATTGAATAATCCTGCTTACCGTGTCGAGTACAATTTTGCTTCTCGTCTTTTAGATCCAAATATGGTAGAGAAAAATGACCATTACTTTGCAATGATTAATGAGTTAGATGAAGATGATGATATTAAAGACGAGAGTAAATGGGAAAAGGCGAATCCGATACTTGCAAAACACGAGTTTGGCATAAATTATTTAAGACGGCGTTTAGAAATGGCTTTGAATGTACCAGAAAAAATGCGTGATTTCCTCACAAAAAATATGGATATTTGGGTGAACATGCGATCAAACGGATATATGGATATGCAAGCATGGTCTGATTGCGGTTTGAGTGAAGGTCTACCAGATTTAAAAGGTAAGGAATGTTATGCGGGGATAGACCTATCAAAACGAATTGATTTAACAGCGGCCAGTTTTGAATTTCCACTCGAAAATGGGATGTATTATGTTACAGCACACGGCTTTATGCCAGAAGATACGTTTCATGAGAGGATGAAAACTGACAAGGTACCATATGATTTGTGGGTCAAAAAAGGTTGGCTAACTCTCACCGATGGTGCTGTCGTTGACTATGACTATATTCGTGCGTACATCAAGAAAATGGAAAAGGATAAAGGGTGGAAAATCAAAGAGATTGGATATGATCCATATAACGCAACGCAGTTTGCGCAGCAAATGGAAGCTGATGGATATGTCATGATCGAGATCAGGCAAGGGGTGCAAACCTTATCTGAGCCGACCAAAGATTTACGTGAGAAAGCTAAAGCGCGAAAATTAATCCATGACAACAATGATCTGTTAACGTGGGCGATGGGGAACGCTGTGACAAAGATCGATGCGCAGGAGAACATCATGCTTGATAAATCAAAATCGACACAACGTATTGATCCAGCAGCTGCACTTATAAACGCTCATGTGAGAGCTAGTCAAAATGATGATCATTTAGATTTGAATGAGTATATTTTGTCAGGGGGCTTTTCATTCTAATGAAAAATATCATAAAAAAAATTATGATTTTTCTATTCTCAGTCTTAAATGACCTAGTATTTTTTGCTGGGGCAATCTTTATTACAATAGCAGCTTATAAAATACATGAAATCATCGGTCTTTTAGTGACAGGTGTTTTTTTTATATTTACAGCAATTTTAATGAGCCGAAGGAGGTGATTAATTGTTATTAGAAGGTATGTTCTCTAAAAGATCAGCAGATTCAGACAGTGGCTGGGAGACGTCACATGTCCCGCAATGGGTGTTTGATATTTTCGGTGGTGGTAAAACAGCAAGCGGAGAGAAAGTGAGTGAATCGACTTCGTTAAAACATCCTGATGTTTTTTCTTGTATCAATGTTTTGTCAGATGATATAGCAAAACTATCTGTCCATATGTTTAGGAGGCTGGGAGAGAATATTTCAGGAGAGCGCGACCATCCTGTTTTTAAATTGCTCTATTTAAAACCCAATCAATATATGACAGCTTTTACTTGGAAAAAATTAATGATGACGCATGCTTGTACGTGGGGAAATGCATATTCTTTGATTCTTTCAGATAAAACTGGAAATATCAAAACATTAAACCCTCTTAATCCGGCGAATACAAATCCGTATCTCGATCCAAATACAGGTATATTGTGGTACGAAACAATCATCAATAACAAACGAGCTGAATTGCATGCGGAAGAAGTTCTGCACTTTAAAGGAATGACGGAAGATGGGATAGTAGGCCTCAGTCCAATTCAGGTGGCAAGAGAAAATATTGGTGCTCAATCTGCCGCAACAAAGTTTAACGCAAAATTGTATAAAAATGATGCAACACCAAGAGGTATTTTGAAAATTCCAACCTTGTTACAACCAGAGGCCAAAGAGGTTGCAAGAAAAGAATGGCAGAGAGTAAATGCAGGTGAAAGTATTGCGATTGTTGATGCTGGACTTGATTATCAATCTATTTCAATGCCTCTAAAAGATGCCGAATTTGTAGAGTCTATGAAATTCAATAAGGCTCAAATCGCTTCCATATTCAAGGTGCCTCTTCATAAGATAAATGAATTGGACCGCGCTACATTCAGTAATATCGAACATCAATCTATAGAATATGTGAAGAACACTTTACAGCCGTGGATCGTTTCCTTTGAACAAGAAATTAACACAAAGCTGTTTACTGATGATGAAATAAGGCAAGGGCTATATGTTCAATTTAATGTTAATAGTGAATTGCGCGGTGATTCAAAATCAAGAGCTGAATTCTATGAAATTATGGAACGAATAGGAGCTATGAATATAAATGAAATTCGTGCTCTTGAATCGAAAAATGCTATTCCTGATGGGGACAGACACCTAGTTTCATTGAATTACACTTTCTTAGATATGTTAGATCAATATCAGATGGCTAAAGCAGGCCATAAAGGAGGTGATCCGAATAATGCCGAAGGAAATCAGACAGCTAACGACGGAAATTGAAGTTAGGTCACTTGATGATGAAAGCAAAAGTGAATATGTAGAGGGTTATGCCCTTAAATTTGAAAAGTGGTCTGAGCGTCTTGGGTGGTTTAAGGAAATCATCAGCCGTGGAGCGTTGGACGAAGCAGATATGTCCAATGTAATTGCTTTATTTAATCATAAAATTGATTATCCATTAGCAAGAAACACTGTTTCAACGGGCGCTGGTAGTCTCCAATTAACTGTTGATGCAATAGGGCTGAAATTTAGATTTGAGCCAACAGACACCACTTACGGACAAGATTTGATGAAGAATTTGAGAGCAGGCGTAATCAATCAATGTTCTTTTTCGTTTTCCCTTGATCATTCAGGTGATGAACCTGATGAATGGACAAGAAATGAAGAAGAAAAGTTATATGAGCGCCGAATCAATCGAATCAATCGCATTTTTGATATTTCACTTGTCACAACTCCTGCATACAGCGACACGGAAGCTGTTGTAGGAGAAAGAAGTCTAGAAAAAGTAGAAGTTTTAAAAAGACAAAAAAACACATCAAATAAGAGGATTGAGCTGGAACTAGACTTACTAGACCTGACTATATAGTGGGTCTTTTTTTATGCTCAAAATCAAGGAGGAAAATCTATGCCAGTAATGATGAGTAAAGAGGAACGTCAATTGCGCCAGCAGTTCACACAGAAAAAGCAAGAAGCTAGGAATTTAATAAGTGAAGGAAAAGATGAAGAAGCACGCTCTATGCTTGATGATGCAAAGGCTCTGCAAAAAAGAATTGAAATGATGTCTGAGGAAAGAGAACTCGATGCACCAGAAATTGAAGACCGACATTATGTCCCGGAACAGAAAAGAGATCCTGAATCTGATTCTTCTGATGAAGAACGCAGCTTAACAGGAACGCAAGAATATAGAAATGCATGGTTCAAGGTCTTAACTGGTCGTGATGATGAATTAGGTAACGAAGAAAGAAAAATGCTGCAGGAAGTTTTAAAAGAAAATAGACAGCTTTCATCTAGTAGTGATAAGGATGGCGGATACACAGTACCGGATGATATTTCGAAACAGATTATTAAATCTATTCAAGAATTAAATTCTGTTCGTAATCTAGTTCGCATTGTGCCAAAAAAATCACCATCTGGCACTTATCCAGTAAGAAAAGGTACTGCTGGAAAGCTTTATAATATTGGGGAAAAAGAAGCGATTAAAGAGCTAAAAAATATGGAATTTGAAGAAATCCAATACAACGTTAAGAAATTCGCTGGGTTTTTACCTATTTCAGCTGAATTACTCGATGATTCTTTCCTTAATTTCACAAGAGAAATTGTAGAATGGCTTTCAGAATGCGCGACTGTGACTGAAAATGAGGAAGTCTTCTATGGAAAAGGTGGAGACAAAAATATAGAAGGAATTATCTCAAGTAAAAAATATAAAACTCTCAAGGCGCCATCACTTATCACCATTAAATTTTTGCGGAAGGTTAAAAATCAACTTAAAAAGGGTTACCGAAGAAATGCTAAGTGGGTTATGAATACAGAAGCATTTGAAACACTAGCAAACATTGAAGATAAAAATGGCCGTGGAATCTTAGCCGAGGACCCACGCAATGAGGACAGCTTTCTTTTATTCGGAAGACCTGTTGAAGTATATGACGAGATTATCACAGACGATAAACAAAAAACTCATATTCTATTCGGTGATTTTAAAAATGCATACTTTATGTTTGATCGTCAAAAATTCGAAATCAAATCAACTGATATCGGTGCAGATGCATACCTAACTGATCAAACATATTTCCGAGGTATTGAACGATTTGACGGAAAAGTTGTTGATACAGAAGCTGCAGTTATTGTTACTGATTTAGTTGTAGGTGAAGAAGCAGAAGTTGAAACACCTTCTGAAGATAAGTCCGTAGACGCTGGAAAATAAATAAAAATTGAAAGGAATTGATCTATCATGGCTAAAGATTTTTTGAATGAAAGTAACGGAGTATACACATCTGCAGAGGCGGGGCCTGACGGTAAACCTATCACGCCTGTTTCTATCAGAGACAACAGTGAGGAAAATCCTCTTATTGTAAAGGGATTAAAAGGTGATCCCGGTGAACAAGGTCCTCAAGGTCCAAAAGGAGAAAAAGGTGATCCAGGAGAGCAGGGGCCAAAAGGTGATAAGGGTGACGCTGCAGTATTAGAGTCTGGTTCTGTTAAAAATGAACATCTAAGTGATGGCTCAGTAAATTCCCGGACAATCGGTAAAGGTAGTGTCAAGTGGGACAATATCAATTCAGAAGTACAGAAAATGATCACTGATCTTCAAGAAAAAGTCGAAGCAATAGAAAACCCAAAATCTGAATAAAGGTGATGCCGGATGACTGAGGCAGAGCAAAAAGAAAAAGAGCTTGAAAAAGCAAAAAAATACCTCCGCATTGATGGTGATGCGGAGGATGATTTGATTTTACATTTCATTGCTGCAGCAAAGGAGTACATCACGAATGCAACGGGTCTAAAATTTCCTAATAATTTAGCACGAGCAGAACTGGCCGTCATGTCTTTTGTGACTCACTGGTATGAGAATAGGCAAATATCCGGCACGACATCAAATCTTGACGGGGTGCTCACAACAATGGTCAATCAACTCAAATACTTGGTTGTGGACGGTGAAAAAGATGCTGAATGACATGAGACACCGCATCCAGTTTCAGCAGAAAAAAGAAAAGACTCGTTTACCTGTCGATGGTGACAACGGTTGGGAAACCGTGGTTGAATGCTGGGCCAAAGCAGAGGGATTAAAAGGCGCTGAATATTATGCGGCAGCTGCTATCCAAAAAGAACATACAATCAAGTTCACCATTCGCCACCGGGAAGACATTGACGAACATATGAGGATCTTATTCAAAGGGAAAACCTACGAAATTGAGTCTATATTACCGAATCATTCAAGGCTTCATTTCCTCACAGTTAGGGCAAAGGCGGTGAAGTGATGTTTAATTTACAAATCGATGGCTTAGAGGAATTAGAAAACGCCATTGGCAACATGCAAAGAAAGGTCAACAAGATGCATAAAGAAGCTCTTACAGCTGGCGCAACAGTCATAAAAGATGAACTTCACCCAAACACACCAAGGTCCGACAAAGCCCAGAAACACATGCAAGATGATCTTGATATTACGCGGCTTCGTACTGATGGGGACGGGATGAAGTACGTCGCGGTTGGTTGGCCGAAATCGAAGTCACGTAAGGATACACAATGGAGAATTCACTTTCCTGAATTCGGTACCTTACATCAGCCTGCGCAAAAATTCTTTACGAGAACTGTCGATGCGAAATGGGACGAGGCTATTCGAAGAGTAGCAGATGAATACCGACAGGCGCTGAGCAAACTATGATTCATCAAAACTTAATAAGGCGTGCAGATACTTGCAAGAATGCCATTTTTGAAGCGTTGGAGAATGATCCAGCGCTTTTGTCTTTAATAGACAAAGGTGACATCTATGAGCTTGCAGTGCCAGAGGGTACAAAGTCCAATCCGCCGTATGTCGTGCTGCAAGAAATCAACTACAAACCGATCAAATGGGCTGATAACAGGCCCATACAAGATAGTGCAACCTATCAAATAGATGTTTATCACAATGCCGATCCGCAACCCATCATGGCTGCAATTGGTGATGTGATGGAGCGTTTAGATTTTGCCCCAACCATACCTATTTCTGATTTTTTAGAGAAAGAGAGATTAATCAGAAAAGGATATCGTTTTGAAAAAAATATAATACTAGGAGGATTACTATGGAGTACAGTTCAGTAACTGGTTTAAAAAACGCTCGGTTTGCACCCTTAAAGAAACAAGGGAAATTATATGTGCCTACGGAGATTTTAAAATACGAATATGCAATCAATATGAAAGTGGAAACTGAGACATCAACTGAAAAGCAGTATGCAGATGACAAACTGGTTGATTTGGTTGTTTCTACAGGTTCTACAAAACTAGAAATTGAAATGCGTGATCTTCCTATGGAAATTCTTGCGAAACTGCTGGGTATTGAACCGGATGAGAATGGTTTGTACTTGTATAAGAAGAATATCATTGCACCGTGGGTCGCAATGACGTTTGAAGGTCCAAAGGCAAACGGTAAATCTCGTCACGTCGGTTTAGTAAAAGGTCGTTTTTCTTTACCGGGTGATGAGTGGAAGACGAAGGAAGAAAAGACTGATTTCCAAACGGTTAAATTGTCAGCTGAATTTGTTGATCGTGAGCAGGATGACGTTTTCAAGGTGGTTACTGATGAAGATGCTGAAAACTTTAATCTTGATGCTTTTTACAAATCAGTTTTTGGTGATGCATACAAAGATGACAAAACAGAAAACAGCAGCAGTGTTGATATTGGAAAAGGTGCTTAAGAGGGCTGAAAAGCTCTCTTTTTTAATTAGAAAATAAAAAATAAGGGGGAGTCATTATGACTCAAAAAAGAATCACTATCAAATTATGGTCTGATGCAGAACAAAAAGAAAAAACCTATGTAGCGCCACGCACAAGTGCTAAAACACTTCTAGATGCTTTGCGTTTGAATAAAAAGGCCGAGGATACCGCGGAGGACTTGGAAAAAAGCATCAAAGTATTAGAAGAACAGATTAAATTCATGGTTGATATTTTTGGAAAACAGTTTACTTATGATGAATTTGCCGAAGGATTACAGTCATTTGAAATTTCTGCTGAAATCAGTCGCGTGTTGGCCGAAGTAGTTGGTTATAAAAAAATTGATGAAGAAGATCCCGATTTTTTGCAACCGACGGAGACTGGAGCTACGAGCGAGCAATAAACCAAATGCAGAATATTTATAAACAGCTCCTAGAACAGGGCTGGAGAATGAAAGAAATTGATGAAATGGACATTTATCATTTCTTAGAATTGAACGCGAGCAAAACAAAAGAAGTAACGATTGATCAAATATTCTAAGACTTGAAATCCACGTCAGGGAAGCGGGGTGGTACATAAATGACTCAAGCAATCGGCAACATGGTCGCAAAGGTCAATCTGGATGACTCAGGTTTTAATAGAGGTATAACAGGCCTTCAAAGGCAATTGAGGTTGACCAACTCTGAAATGAAGGCATCTGCAGCCATTTATAAAAATACTGGTGATAGATCAAAACAATTACAATCACAAGTAGAGGGCCTTAACAACAAATATCGTCTTCAAGGGCGAATTGTTCAAGAACACCGAAAACGATATGAACAGCTTGTCAGGGAAAAGGGGCGTGATGCACGAGAAACACAAATGCATGCCCGCAAACTCAATGACTCTATAGCTGTGCATCAAAAGCTAGAAAAAGAATTACGAGATGTATCTAAAGAATTTGAGCATTTGCAAAGCACCGGCAATAAAGCAGCTGGTGTTTTTTCTGTTTTTAAAAAGAACGCTGGGGAAGTATCAGAAGAGTTACAATCTGTCTACTCTGCTGCGGGAATGGCAGGGAAGGCATTAACAGGTATCGGTGTAGCAGGTACCGTCGCAATAGGCGGAGCTGTCAAAGTGGCCGCAGACTTTGAAAAGGCTATGAGCAGGGTCGGTGCTGTGGCGAATGCATCGAATGACGAGATGGGCCGTCTCACGGAAACGGCGCGTCATTTGGGGGCTACGACACAATTTACAGACGGACAGGTTGCCGAAGGAATGCAATACCTTGCAATGGCTGGTTATAAGACAAATAACATTATCGGTGCCATGCCGGGCTTGCTTGCTACTGCGGCAGCAGGGCAAACAGATTTAGGTGTAACAGCAGATATTGTATCTGATATCTTAACGGAATTTCACATTGCTGCAGAAGATACAAACCGTGTGGCGGACGCCATGACCTACACGTTCACCAACTCAAACGCCACGCTTCAACAGATTGGACAAACAATGAAATACGCGGGGCCAGCAGCAAAAACTGCAGGTGTCAGCATGGAGGAATTAGCGGCCGCAACGGGTATCATGGCGAACAGTGGAATCAAAGCAGATATGGCGGGTACCGCATTACGATCCACATTAACAAGGCTTGCGGCACCTCCGAAGCCAGCAGGTAACGCGATACATGAACTTGGCCTTAGTGTTACTGATGCCAGTGGCCGTATGCGACCATTGTCAAATATCATTGATCAGATCAATGATAAAACGAAAAATTATACAGAAACCGAGAAAATCCGAATCGCAAAACAATTGGCTGGTCAACATGCCTTATCTGGTTTTATCACTTTGCTTCATGCAGGCGGTGATAAGATCGACAAGTTTACTAAGCAAATTGAAAACAGTGGCGGTGTAGCTGAAAAAGTGGCAAAAGGTCAAATGGACAACCTTGCGGGGTCGATGGAGTACCTGCGTTCTGCGGCAAATAACGCAGTCATTTCATTGGGTAATCAGTTTATTCCAGTGATCCGCGCCACTACTGATGGATTAACAAAAATCGTTAACTGGTTTGATCACCTGCCTCCATCTGTTATGCAAACAATTGCCGTTACTGGTGCTGCCGTAACAGCTTTCAGTCTTTTAGGCGGGGCTTCTTTATTATTATTGAGTGTCATTCCTAGAATGGCCGAGGGATGGAGAGTGCTTCGTACTGCTGGCACGTATCTGACAGGCACTGTCAGAGGATCATCAACAAGTCTAGGAGTATACACGACACAAGTTACTGCAGCTGGTGTTGCTTCGCGAACTGCTGCAACTGGTATCAACACAGCTGCAGCATCAACGGCCGTTATGTCCACTCGAATGGGACGTTTACAACAAAACACTGGTTTAGCGACTACACGCATGGGCCGTTTAAATCAAACGGCCACAAGAACATCAAGGACAATGCGTGGTCTTGGTGGTGCCTCGCGTATTGCTGGTGGCGGTTTAATGATGTTTGGTGGACCAATGGGTATGATTGGCGGTCTTGCACTCTCTTTTCTTCCTGAGATACTCAAATTCGGTAAAGGTATTGTTATGACTGGGGTAAACGCCGTGAAAAGTGCAGGCGGTTTTATGAAACTTGCAAAGGGCGGTTTTGGCCTGTTTAACATTCTTAAAAAAGGCGCAGGCGTTGTGAGTTTGCTTAGAGGCGGCTTATCGTTGCTTGGTGGTCCAGTAGGTCTTTTAATAACGGGAGTCACGCTTCTAGGCGAAGCAGGTTTTAAATATTATGACAACCTGCAAAAACGAGTCTTGCCAGCAACAATAGATTTTGGCGATAAAGTATCTGAATCCACATCGAAAGCTGTAAATGCTTATTCAGATATGGAGACAAAAGCCAATGCGAAATTAAGTAGCCTTTATCTCAATCAAACGAAGATCACGGATAAGATAGCTGACAACATGAATAAGCGATTTTCAAAAATGGCTGACACCATAAAAAAAGGCTATCAAGATAGTGCTGACAAGTCTCTTGACGTTTTAGGAGATTTCTATTCAAAGAATAATTCACTTAAAAAGAAAGATGAGGAAAACATCCTCAATAAAATCAAAACAGGCAATGAAAAGAAGCAGAAGCAAATAGAAAAATACGAGAGCCGATTCAAAAAAATATATGACAAAGCAGCAAAAGAACATCGCTCGCTCACCCAAAAAGAATGGGATGAAGTCAAGGGCATTACTCAAAAGATGAGTAAAGAAGTCGAAACGGCTCTGACAAAAAGCAAAGATGAACAAACACTCATTTCTAAAAAGTTAAAAGAAGAATCGTCTAATTTATCTGCAAAGCAAGCTGCCGCAACGGTGAAAAATAGTAAATCAGCAAAAGACAAAGTCATCAGCAATGCTAAAAAACAGTACAATGCAGTTGTGAAAGCCGCAGACGATCAGTATTACGTCAAAGGTACTATTACTAAAAAGGAACATGATGCAACAGTTAAAGCTGCAAAAAATCAACGAGACAAAACAATCAATGAAGCTGAAAAAAGTCATAAGGGTGTTGTAAAAGAAGCCAAGAAACAAGCAGAGGGCCATATCGAACAAGTTAATTGGGAGACTGGCGAAGTGCTAGATGGATGGAATACATTCCTTGTTGATTTAGCTGGTGTCGTCAATACCATTACTGGTGGTATCAATAAGGTTTTAGAATTTATGAATATACCGACAATCCCTGAGTGGAAACCAAGCGGACACAACGGGAAGAAAAAGGCGAAGAATGTTGCACCCGGTAAGGCGTATGCCAAAGGTACTGACTACCACCCGGGCGGTCGTGCACTTGTTGGTGAGGAAGGATATGAGCTTGCACATACTCCTGGTATTGGGACATATATGGTCGGCGTTGGTGGTCCTCAAATTTGGGATTTACCACGCGGAACATCGGTACTGCCTCATGATCAGACCAAAAAAATTACTGCACAGGGTTTACCGGGTTATGCTGGCGGCGTTGGTGATTTCTTTAAAAAAGGCGTTAAAAAAGCTGGTGAAGTAGTCGGCAAGGTGAAAGATTTTGGATCAGATATTTTTGACCTTGTGATGGCCGGACCAAAGAAAATTATCAGCAATATATTTGGCGGTCTCATTCCGTTTAAAACTGGTAAAGGGATAGACGGACTTGGAACAGGTATTTTAAAGACAATTCAAAAGGGTGCTTTAGGATTTCTAACAAAATCGTTAGGTGATTTTGGAGGAGACGGAGGGGCATTCAAAGGTGTAGGTGGTAGCGCTGCGGTCAAAAAGTGGGTTGCACAAGCTATCAGTATCACTGGTATTTCTCCATCATATGCAAAAGCGTTAGAAACCATTGCTATGAAGGAATCAAGTGGAAACCCGACCTTAGTTAACCGATGGGATAGCAACGCCAGAGCGGGGCACTCATCACAAGGACTCATGCAATTTATACCAAGCACATTTGCTGCCTATAAAAAGCCCGGATATGGAAACATCAAACATCCAGTTCATCAAATTGTTGCCGCAATTAACTATCTAAACAAGCGTTATGGCGGTATCTATAACCATCCGGGATTAAAATCTATGGCACGCGGTGGTCCTTACATCGGTTATGCATCGGGTGGTGTCATTGACAATCATCAAATTGCGCAGCTAGGGGAGAACGGCTGGCGCGAATATGCTATCACGACTGAGCCAAAGTACCGTAAGCGCTCTTTACAGCTGTATTCTAATCTCGGCAAAGAGCTTGGAGTGCCTAGTTTTGGGGATGGCATGATCTCCACGGCTTTACAAATGCTTGATCGCATCAGTAATAAAGGAGACAAGCCTCAGAGCAGGCAGCAAGATAACTCCGATATGAGACAGATGATAGAGAATCAAAACAAACAAATTGGTCTCATGGCTCAACAAATAGACCTGCTGTCTCAAGGATTAATGATGATGCAAAAAGGCTTTGAACAATTAATTTCAAAAGATAGCAACAACTACATGGATGGTCGAAAGCTAGATCAAACGACAGGTGAACGTTTTAGAAAAGAAGCATTTATGAGTGGGGTGAGGTAGATGGAATTGTATATTGATTTTAACAATGGATTGGGTGAACAAAGCCTAAATGACTTGCTTCCTCATTTCCATCCGTTAAGCCTGACACCTGCCTCACCAATCATAGAATTTGAGACGGTGTCATTACCACGAATTAACGGTATTGTATTACCACAACATCCACGGGATGTGAAGTACAAAGAAAGATCTGTCCAAGTAGAAATATACATGAACTCTATAATAGCTGAGAATTTTTACAGCTATAGAAGCGAGCTATATGCTTTATTGGTTAAACCGTACCCATATTATATTTCTTGCGATTTATTCCCAAACAGGCGCTTTTTGGTGACTTGTGATGGGAATTTTTCAGTTCCAAAGGAAAAAGAAAAGAACCATGTTGTTTTTAGCGTTGAATTCACCGATATTTTGGGTGCTGCTGAATCGAAAAGTACATCATTAAATCGTCAATCGTTTGAGGGTGAACGATGGAGTCCCGGAATGAATATTGAGATGCGTGACGACCTAGAGTATTCATTCAAGAATAAAAAAACGTTCAGCATATATAACATTGGAGACTTTAGGATCAACCCACTTCGTCATGATTACCAAGTGACGTTGAAAGCTAAAGGAAAAGGTGTAACCATCATCAATCATACGACAGGTGAGCGTTTGAAAATTGAAGATGAAATATCCAAATCAAGAGAGGTTTCTTTTATTAAACAATACACCGTTGCAAACAAGAAACGGCTCAAGACATCTGGTAGACTTCCATCACTTGATATTGGCAGAAACGACTTTGAAATACAAAACGCAAGTGACATTGAAATTGTGTTTGACACAAGATTCTATTATGCATAAGGAGGGGTGACATGGCTGCGGTTGACTTTATCAAGAAATTAGCACCGGGAGCGCAAAAGGTCCAAAAAAAATACAATGTGCTTTCAAGCCTTGTCATCGCTCAAGGCTGCCTTGAAAGTGGATTCGGTGCTAGTGATCTATCTAAGCAAGCCTACAACCTCTTTGGAGTCAAAGGGACTTATAACGGCAAATATGTATTAATGTGGACCAAAGAACAGGACAAGCACGGCAATGAAACTAGAGTAAAAGCGCGCTTTAGAAAATATCCATCATATGCTGAGAGTCTCGCGGATTTAGGGAGTTTGTACACTCGTTTGAGTCGATATAAAGATGTGGTAGGTGAAAGAGATTATAAAAAGGCTACTGCAGCAGTTTCAAAAGCCGGATATGCTACCGACATAAATTATGCTACAAAATTAAACAGCATCATTTTTACTTACAAACTTACACAATATGACACATTTGATGATGTGCCGGATGAACCGAGTGAACCACCTGAAACACCAACGGGTCCTGATTACCCAAGCAAGGAATACGATGGGAAAGACATGCCACTCAATCAAAATTTACCGTCTGATGTGGATTTCCCGCAGCTGCATGTTTCAAGCAAGGATGGAAAGGAAGTCATAGAAATCACAGGTGCGTCTGTTGATTTCACAGTTGATACAACAGGTAAAAAGTCGTTTACATTCTCGTTAGTTCGTACACAGGAAAATGCTGCAGAGTTTGAGTTGTTAGTGGTGGATAACATTTTATACCTCGATGAAAAGAAATATAATCATCAAAAATACTATATTACCAACGTGAGTCTTCATCAAGAAAATGGAATGCTGACAAAAACGGTTACAGCTGCGCACATCTTCACTGTCCTGTTGATTAATAACAGAATTGAAAAAACAGTTTCTAACAAGTTAAGCATTAAAGAAGCGCTAGATATTGCCCTCAAAGGAACTGATTTCAAATATGTCATTCATGCAAAAGATGATGAAATTTCTTCTGCGGAACAAGAAAACTTCGGTGAAAAAAATTCCACAGAGCTTATGGATGAAATCATTGAAGATTATGACATAGAGTTAGACGTAGATAATTACAAAATCCATGTTTACAAAAAGATGGGACAAGAAATAGACTTTGTGCTTGATAGTCGTTATAACATGCCAGGTATCACTATAACGACAGATTCCCAAAATTGTACTACTCGTGCGTGGGGATACGGCGCACAAAAAGAAATAGATTCCGATTCTGACTCAAAAGTTGATGGCAAAACTACAGAAGATGAAAAAGAAGTGAAAAAAGATGAAGAGAAAGAGCCTGAGTATGTTTTTGAGCCAGTTCTTTACATTCATCCCGATGAAGATAAATTTCTCATTGAAGGTAAACCACGTTGGGCGGAGCCAATTAAAGACGAGAGGTACAAAAAATCTAGCAGCATTATTTCTGCGTTAAAGAAGCATGTTAACCCTTACCCAGAAATGACTGTGGAAGTAGAATTCCAAAAAATCTATGAGCCGAAATTGCTTGAAATTGAACAAGATTTTTGGTTAGGTGACACAATCCATGTTATTGCGGATACTGCAGATGGAATAACCTTTGAGGATGATCTAAGGGTTGTATCATTTCAGCATAACCCTCTCAATCCGTATAGCAGCCCAACGATAACATTTGCGAACTTCCGCAAGGACATTCAGCGTATTAATGTAGATCAAGTGAAGAAAATGAAAAATTTACAACGATATATAAACGACATGCTCAAGACGCTTAGATAGGGTCTTTTTATTTTTGCCAAAAAAGGAGAGTGAGAATATGGTGAGGCTTAGAAAGGACTATGACACTAGACGAAACTCGAAATACGCAGAGCAGCTGCGAGAGGATATGCAGTCTATAGAAACTCATTTGAATCAGAATGAAGATGATTTGAAACGACATAAAACAAGCGATATTGCTCATACATCTAATCAAATCAAACACGGATTGTATTCAGTTGCGAATCGAATAGACAACATATGGTCAAGAATAATCAATCTAGTATTAAATCACGATGGAAAAGACGTAAAAGAAGTCGTTGATATTCGTGTCGCTAGGGATGCATCCATTCATCCCACCGCAAAAGATCGTCTTGATTATGATTTCCAAATACTTGAGCAAGAAATTGAAGATTCTGCAGTTTCTCTCAATCTCAAAAAATTCATCAAGAAATACGGGAGCTTCACAGCAGGCTTTAAGGCTGCACTAAGCCTTGCAAAATTATATCCTGTGCATATTGTTGTGCCACCCGGTAATTACAAGCTGACGGAGACAGCCCGAATATATAAAAATACTCATTTGACCTTACAAGCTGGTGCCGTTATAAGGCGTGGTTTTATAGGGTCAATGCTTGTAAATGGTGACAAAGATGACCAAACCAAAGGATATGAGGGGCATGGGAATTTGCTGATTGACGGTCAGGGAATGTTTGATAGCGCTGGTGATGAATATAAGGAACAGTGTTCTGTTTTAGGATTTGCTCACGCAGATGGAATAGTTATCAAAGGTATTCACATACGTGATGTTTGTGGAGGGCACGGTTTAGATTGTGCTGGTAACAAAAACGTGTTAATTGATGATGTCAAATTCTCAGGATATGCAGATTATAAGGGAGATAGGTGGTTTTCAGCAGCTATTCAATTGGACCTTATGAGATCGTCTGAAAACTTTGGGGCGTTTGGTAGCTATGACAATACCCCTTCTGAAAATATAATTGTTCAAAGGTGCCATTTCAGTAAATCAGATAAGCTAGGCGGCTATGCACGAGCAATGGACTCGCATACTAGCACAGATGGTTTTTGGTATAAAAATATCAAGTTTTTATTCAACGTTGTGGAAGATACAACTGAATGGGCTGTTTCAGGAAACAAGTGGGAAGATGTCTTGATTGAAGGGAACACATTTTTAAATTGTGCGTCTGGTGTAAGGTTGCTACTTCCGGCCGTTACATCAAAATATACGCAAGATAAGAATGGGAATCCTACAAATCGAGTCAATAAAGTGAGAAGGCACATTGTTTCAAAAAATACTTTTATTAACGTAAAAGACCGCCACGCCGTACAAGTTTATGGACGTAAAGGTTATCAAACAATCGAAGATGTAAAAATTAATGGAAACTTTATAGAAGGCGTTAAATTAAAGCATGCTATTCATCTATCTGACGTAGTTGGCTTCACTGTTTCAGATAACGAGTTTAATAATGTAGGACATCATGGGGTTTTACTGACTCGTTGTAAGAATGGACAGGTTGATCTAAGCATTGGAAAAAATATTGAAGGTAACGGTATTCGAGTAGAGTTTGGATGCGAAAACGTCAGCATTAACCGAACTCGACTAGATGAAGTGGGGTATTCAGGAATCTCAGTTTCTGGAGACTCAAAAAACATTGATATTGATGGAGCTAATATCAACAATGCAGGAAAGCGCACTTCCTCTTCAAATCCATATTATGGGGTCATCTTTATGGATGGTGTAGAAGATTCTTCGGTTAAATTTGTGACTGTCAGAGGAAAGAAATGCAGATACGCGATGTATTTGACTAGCAAGTGCTCACGGATTCAGCATTTTGGTAACAGGCTTAAAGGAGCTGGCGCAGAAGGCAGCTTGAAAGATAACAGCGTTGATCCTATTAAAACAATAGAGAATGTGACATGAGAGAGGTGATAACATGATTCGAAAGAATGGAAGACTTGATTTTGATGTAAACGCATATACCAGTTCAAGCGTATCAACCAGCATAAATTTTTGGACGCAGGATCGTCAGACGGCAAGGCTTATTTTCAAACTCACGAAAGATGGAGTGCCGTTGCCTTTAGCAGCTGTCACTGGAAAACTTGTATTAGTTATGGCCGACGGCAGCCGATTCATTCGAGACGTAACCATAATTGATAGAGTGAACGGTCACGCCGAGTACGTTTTGACAGACGAAGAGATCAAGCATTATGGAAATGTGCAAGCTGAGCTGAATTTGTATTATACAAATGATCAATCTATGTCTGTGCATCAGTTCTCTTTCAATATATCTAAGTCGCTTATAGATCAAGACATTGTGCCTATCACTGAGTATTATGTGGACGAGTTCGAGGCTTTAAGAGCAAAGATAAATGAGCTTTACGAAGAGTCTATACAAACGATTGGTGAACTGAGAGACAAGTTTGAGGACTTGGAAAAGATCGAAACAAAATTGGGTGCGCAGTCTAAAGTAGATGCAGCACTTGCGGCAGCTAAAAAATACACGGATGCTCACGCGGAAACACCTGCAGGTGCAAATGATAAAGTAGCGGCAGCACTGGAAGCGGCAAAAGAATACGTCGATCCGCACCTTGAAAACAAAAAGATTCACGTAACAGAATCAGAAAAAAGTAACTGGAATAACGGCCAGCTGCACAGGCTTACACCTAACGACGGTAAAGTTGCAAGGTTGCCAAACGGTACTGACATTTTTTTACTGCCAACGGGTTTTTATATGGGAGCAAATCTGTTAAATCTGCCTGTAGAGAATGATTCCAGCTTCTATTACATTGAAGTTTTAGAAACAGCTTATCTTCAAGGGGACGTATATTATAAAAGAATTATAGCCACACGCTCATTTGATAATTTAACATGGATTGGTACGTTCCATGCACAGGGCTTTCGAGGGTGGAAACGTCTCATAACAGACGGAGACGCTGCAGTCACTTGGAAAAAACCTTCATTGTCCAAAGGATGGAAGCAATATGTATCATCAGATGGATTTCCGCACACGTTATGCTACTCAAAAGATGCCTTGGGAGTGGTGGAGATCATCGGGTCTATTACTGGTGGAGTGATTGGTAATGATGTCGAGGCGTTTACATTACTTGAAGGATTCTTTCCCTTGCAGTCATTTCACTTTATTGGTGTAGCATCCAGTTTGGGGACACCGGGTGTACCACAATATCACCGAACCTATATAGGTACTGACGGTCGAGTTTGTGTTCAATCTTGTTCTAATACGGTAAACCCCAATGAATTTATTACGTTTGGGGTCCGTTTTAAAGCAAAGTAAACGTGGGAGGTGCGAATATGATCTGGGTGTATAAATATGATGAAAATTACATTTGGCAAGCAGACAAAGACATCTTAGTAGATGTAGAAAACGGAGAGGAAATCCCCAAAGGCTATACAGATAAACAGCCACCAGATGGGCTATTTATTGCAAAGTACGATCCCAAAAAAGAAGAGTGGTTTGAATCGGCAACACAAGAATACATTGATAGTTTGCAGCCTGATCCACCGCCACCAGATGATGTAGCGCTGCTAAAAAAACAAGTCGCTCTCCTTACATTGCAGCTTTCGCAACTGCAGAGAGGCGGAGCATCATGATTTATCCAACAGCGGACGACATAAAAGTATTTTGGGATTGGGGCGTTTATACACCGGAAATTATGAGGGAATATGTTTCATTAAAAGTAATTACAAAAGAAGAGTTTGAAGAGATAACAGGTTTGAAGTTTGAAAAGCCTGCTGTCTCAGTGGATTTAGGTTCAACAGCATCTTAACAGGTGCTTTTTATTTTGCCTTCGAAAGGAGGTGATTAACGAAATGGAGGAAACGATAGTGTTTATAAACTTTGAAACTTTGGATCTTGCAAGAACATATCTATTCGGCGGAGTGAAATTTTTGGACTTGCTCTTGCTGTTGAGTGTCATCGACGTTTTGACAGGAATCATTAAAGCATGGAAGATCGGCAAGCTACGCAGCCGAACAGCATGGTTCGGTTACGTGCGTAAAATGCTTAGTTTTGTTGTGGTGATTGTAGCCAATATTATTGATCAGATCATGGGACTTAACGGGGTGCTGACCTTCGGGACAGTGCTTTTTTATATTGCAAACGAAGGGCTTTCCATCGTGGAAAACCTTGCACAGATCGGCGTTAAAATTCCGGCTTCCATCACAGACCGACTTCACGTCATCGAGTCTGACAGCCAAAAAGAAGAAGAGGAAAAGAAAGCTGCTGAGTAATCTGCGGCTTTTTTCTATATAAAAACAAATTAAGGAGTAGATGAACATGACAAAGAAAATTATGCTCGATCCGGGACACGGCGGGCACGATCCTGGTGCAGCAGAATATGGACTAAAAGAGAAGGATCTTGTATTAAAGATTGCTAAGAAAACTAAAGCGATTCTTGAAAAAGTGTACGGGGCAACAGTCAAGCTCACACGATCAACTGATGTTTATATTGATCTCTCCAAAAGAGCAAGACTAGCAAATAATTGGGGCGCTGATTATTTTGCATCTATCCATATCAATGCAGCTGGTGGCACAGGCTTTGAGACGTATCGTTTTGATAAGCTATCTGCATCCTCCAGCACAGGGAAGCAACAAAAAGTTGTGCATGATGCGATTTATAGAAAAATTAAAGGAAAAGCAGTGGACCGCGGAACCAAATCTAAAAATCTTGCAGTATTGCGAGAAACAAAAATGCCAGCAGTTCTAACCGAGAATCTTTTCATCGACCGTAAAGAAGATGCTGCGTTGCTGAAACAGGATTCATTCCTAGATGTTTTGGCTGAGGGACATGCTGCAGGCATCGCGGCGGCAGTGGGTTTAAAAAAGGTGTCATCATCATCTAAACCAAGCCCTACACCAAAAGGCGTCAAAATGGCCGTGGTGAAGCCGAATGCGGACGGGTGGCTATGGGTCTATGATAAGCCTAGCTGGTCAGCAAAGCACAAAAAAGTAAAGCCGGGTGAAGCATTTACGATTGATAAGACTGTGACGGTTAACGGATCGAAAATGTATAAACTTAAATCAGGATTATACATCACGGCTGCATCTAAATATGTTCAGGTAAAACAAAAGTAAAATGAAAAAGCCCTTCCTAATTGGAGGGGCTTTTTTTGTTTGTCTTTATTCGGTTCGATGTCTCATTTTATTGATCGTTCTAAAAGACGCTTCAACGCCAATGAATACGACAAAGAATATTACTATCCAACTGACTAAATCTGCCCAAATATTTGACATATTAATCACGCCGAATTTACTTAATCCCGATTGAATTACAAAGGAGATTAAAGCAGTTATAAACACAGACAGAAACCAATTTGTTTTTCTCAATTAAACCACTTCCTTTCAAAAATTAAAGGAATTTGCAAACATACTTAGTTGTTTTATTTTCGTTCTTGTAACGTTTGCAAAATTCATGGCCGCCCATATCTAAAAGCTTTTTACCTAGCCATGCTAGACCTGCGCCAGCCAATACTTTAGCCGCCCATATCACTAGCGGAGCAACCATAGTTGTCACTTCACCTTTTTTCTGTGCAGCTAATTGATCTTGATACACTTTTTCAGCATCAGTTCCGGCCAATGATTCTAAATGATTTTTGATCTCTAATGAAATATCCTTTGGTAAACCAGCATTGATAACTTTTGATTCATCAAAGGAAAAAGTTTTATCTACTTCATTGTATGCAGCAGCTTCGAAAATAGCCTGTGCAATTCTTTGTTGTTTTTGAGGGTCCCACTGTTCTTTGGCTGATACCTGACCAAAAGCAGATGTGATTCCAAGAGTCACAATAAGTGTTAACACAAGTGTAAGTTTTACATTCAGCTTGCGCAATAAACCGTTCATACTAAACATCCTCCCCCTAAAAGTATTGTCCCACACCCGTATGGTAACAATTAACAGGGTTTATTTTCCACACTTTTTATAAAAATGGTAAAAATAGACTAAAAAAAGTCCCGTCATTTGTGACGAGACTGTGAAACACCCTTATTAAAACCGCCATTCCCTTTTCTCCTTATCCCACGTTAACTCTTTGCGAGAAACTAAGTTTTTAACCGCTTTACGAATCGTCGACTCATCCTGACCCGTTTTCCTTTTAAGCTCATTGATCGTGGGATTCTTACGGAACCGGCTCATGTTGTAGATGATTCGGTAAAGCTTCCTTTCAAGATCCGTCACGGCATACCCTCCTGTAAAAACAGAATATATGTTCGATTATAAGCGTAAATAAAAAACCCTTCAAGTCGAAGGGTTATCTTAAAGAAGATACTTTATCAGTGATTATCATATGTTCTCCTGAACGTTCGTATGAGAATTTAGCTAATGTTTCATCTTCATCTATATAAGGAACTTTCCAAAATACAGCGATTTGGTTAATTGTGTTATTGTCAGTTCCAATTTTTGAAGCTAAATCATCACTAAACATTTCCACCATGTTATAAGAAGTTTGAGCAGAATTTTTAAAATCAAACGACAGGTAAACAAGAGCGATTAGTTTGTTATCTTGGTCAGTACTCATATCTTGATTAATTTCGATCTTTTCAATTGAGGCAGCCTTGTAATTATCCTCTACAATAGATTCAATTTCATGTTCCGTCTCACTTTTCAAAATAGACAGTTCTTCATCCTTCTTTTTAGTAACTTCTGCAGCAGTGTCTTTCTTACTTTTTTGTTTAACTTTTGAGGAATTCTTTATTTTAAAATTAATTTCAGCAGTAGCTACTCGATCAGTATCACCGCTAACATTAGAACCTACAAGATTAGCTCCATCTTTTCCAAAAATCGCTCTAACATCCTCAGTTTGCACATTTTCGGGTGACGTTTCTACATAAGCAATATACTTCCCTCCTTCAAACTCCTCGCCTTCTTCATTAGAAAATTCATAATCAAACATTCCACCTTCTTTAACATTTACACCAGTAGAGAAGTCGTAATAATAGGTTGAACATTCCGGACATTTTAGATCAATTGATAATGCTGTATCTTTAGGTAAATTGCTTTTTCCGCTAATGAGAATTTTTTTATTGTCTTTAATTTTTTTATTCAAGGTGATCTTTACGTTTAATTTTTCTTTAGTTTCAATGCTTTCTTCTTTTTTATTAGAGTTACTTGTGGATGTGTTATCTGCTTTGCCACAAGCAGATATGAATAAGGCGGACAAAATTAAAAAGAGAAAGAAATTAATGCGATTCAATGCAAACCCTCCAGACCAAATATTTTCCAATTAAGTCTAACACAAATTTTTATTGGAAAGAGGGGAAATAATGTAATTTCTCATAATTAAGAATATAACGAAATCAACAATCAAGATGTTATAATTTAGTAAGAACAATTAACAATTGGGGTGTGTTATATGTATTTCAAAAAATCATCAGTTGAAGAAATCATCAAATATGACGACTACCCTTATAAAATTTATACAAGGGTTTCAACGGACAGAGATGAACAAATAAGTTCTAAAGAAAACCAGATCGACGTTTGCAGGTACTGGATCGAGCAACATAATTATGAATGGGATGACCGTTCTGTTTTGTTAGATGATGGTATCAGTGGAACCGTCCTTGAAGATAGGGCAGCCATGAAATACATTTTTTCATTGGCGGAAAAGAAAGAAATAAAGATGGTGATTTTTAAATCTATCACTCGTCTTGCTCGGGATCTGAAAGACGCTTTATATATCAGAGAAATTTTGGTTTCTAATGGGGTTCGAGTAGTGACTCTTGAAGAGGACTATGACTCTCTTTACGAGAGTAAAGCGTCAATGAAATTTGAAATGTCTGCTCTGTTTGCGGAGCAGTTACCTAAGTCTATGTCAGTCAATATAAGTGGTGTACTTGCAGCAAAAGCAAGGCGGGGTGAACATTCTGGTCGAGTGCCCTACGGTTATATGAAAGAGGGTAAACACCTTGTAATTAACGAAAATGAAGCTCAAGTTATTAGATTAATTTTTCACCTTTATAATAACGAGGGCTTGGGCCATAAAAGGGTTACATACGCTTTGCAAGAAAAATGTAAGCTAGGTGAAATACCACCTCCAAAAAAACGTAGTAATTGGCAGCTCACAACAGTTCAAACCATTTTAAGAAACCCTATATATTGCGGTGTGCATATAGCTAATAGGCATACTACAATAAAAGTTGATGGTCGAAAAAAATTCATTCGAAATCCACCAGAAAAATGGACCGTTTACGAAGACTTTTGCCCGCCGATTGTATCAAGAGAGGATTGGGAAAAAGCAAATAATAAACTGACTGTCAATAAAAAAACTAAATTCACACCGTGGAATGAGTTGAGACAATTACTTATTTGTGGTAAATGTGGTTCTAATATGGTGATTATCCAAACAAGCAGAGCCAAAAAAAATGGTGAAAAAACGTATTGGAAATACGTTAAATGCAGTAATTACAGAAGAGCTGGTCAAGAAGGTTGTGTTAACCATGTTCCAATTACTTATGAAGAGGTCAGGGACTTAGTCATTGAAAATCTAATCGAATTCTCCAAGGATATATCACATGATTACAGAAAAAATGCAATTGAACAAAAAGAAAAACAAATGAAGTCTGTTAAAGTAGAGTTGAAATCTTTAGAAACACAGAATAAAAGATTGCTGGAACTTTACTTAGAAGATCAGATTATTTCAAAAGCCGAGTTCCAAACAAAGCGCAATGAAATTCAATCTAATATAATTAAACTTGAACAGAGTTTATTTTCCTTACAGCAGGTGCATGATGAGAAAAGTTCAATGATGGAAATGCAAGCGGTTCTTCGAGAGCTTGAAGACAAAGAGAAAGATTTAAAGCATGTGTTCGATAAGCTCATTGATCATATTGTCATCCACCCAAACGGAAAAATGAATTTTCATTATAGATTTAAATGATCCTGTAAGTTATACTCATTTGTAAAAGGTATGCATAACAAATGCCATGCAAAAGCTAGGAGTCAAAGGCCGTTCACAGGCCGTAGTCGAGCTTCTGCGTATGGGTGAGCTAGAGCTCTAAAGTCAGCCGGTTTTCCTTCCATATTGGGGAGGAACCGGTTATTTCTATATCGTTTCCATGAGTCTCTTCTTGCATTTTCTTTAAAAAACGAGGAAAATAGACATATACGTTTTAATCAAAGTGAGATGCTATAGTGAGGTATCAATAAA